ACAATCACGACGGCCACCGTGTTGCCGTTGTCTTGATTTTTCATTACATTTGCCATTGATTCATTAATTAATTGATTGATTCATTAATTCAGTTGCAAAGTTATACCAATTTGGTACACTATCCAAAATATTTTGCGAATATTTTCACAAAATATTACTATTTGGAATAATTATAAATTAAAAGCATATGAAAACAACTGTTGGAGAAAGGCTTAGAATATATCTTAAGCAAAATAAGATAACATTGACAGCCTTTTCAAAAACGATGGGAACATCCTATCCTGCCCTCTCAGAGATGACATCAGGCAAAAGACCCGTATCAGAAGGGATGTTTGCACGTATCTGCGACCAGCTGCCTGATCTTAACCCAGACTGGTTGAAGACAGGGGTGGGACCGATGAAAAAAGAAACAGAGGAGTTTTTCCAGACACGTCCGCATATCGAAGGAGCGGTTGCCGCTGGTTATGCTGAGCTTGGCTTTCCGGATCCATCCTTTCCGGAGCAGCATGAGATGATACCGGATGTCGGAGATTATGATTTCACAATCAATGTGAAAGGGGAATCAATGCTGCCTACCATTGCCGACGGCGACACCATCGCCTGCAGATATATCTCTTCCGTGCTTGAAATCCACGATGGCAAGATTTACGCCGTCAGCACCCGAGACGGCGCAGCGGTGAAACGCCTGTACATCCGCAAGCACCACATAGAGGCGGTATCCGACAATCCGGAATACAAGCCTTTCAACACATACCCGGACTCCGCGACCCGTGTCGCAAAAGTCGTAGCCCTTATCCGTAAATTCTAATTTTATACAAAGTATGACAACAACTTTTATTGTATCAAGTTTGCTTCTTTTTGCCGTTTTAGTATTTCTAATTTTCTGGTATTTTCTTAGCCCTGACGTTAGGTATAATAAAAACGAAGCTGAGCAGCAAAAAAAAGCGGGACAGTATGACTGTTCAAATACAAACGTTCCTGTGTTTAACTTTAAAGTTTTAGATATAGAAACTGATGACTATGGTACGGAATACATGAAAACATATATTGCCGGGGTAAATCATCATTGTGATGAAAGTGACATTGGAGGATATATAGGATTTGTCAAGCATGAACCTAACAACAAATACGACAAAGAAGCTATGGCAATAATCTCTACAGAAGGTAAACTTTTGGGATATATACCAAAAGCCGAGAAAGAGAAGTTTAAGTCTAAGGGAAGTCTTGACACATGGTCTTTTGTTGGATATGTTGAAAAAGGAGATGATTATCCAGTGCATGGCAGAATAAAAATTCTTTTCACAAATAATCAGAATCAAATGGAAGCATCAATAACAAGTTATGTTGAATGGCTTGTTAGAAAAAAAGGTGTGAAGTACATTCCGTCCAGCTTTAAAATTAACGGAAATCCCAAAACAAAACAGGACATTCTAACTGCTATTCAAAAAGGACTATCAGAATACGATGAGATACTAAATGAAGAATAGACAGTGCGACACATAAACCACCAATGAAACAGATCTGAAAAAAAATCACGTTTACACCTTTTTTCTGATGTAAAAATTTGGATATAATAAAAATTTTATGTAACTTTTTATCAGAAAAATAAGAAAGGAGGTGTAAATGAAATGACAGAAAAAAAAAGATTGGTTTTCATCATCCTCGGAAAACTCTCAATTCTTGAAAATGAAGAAAACCAATCAACAGTGAACCTCATCAGAGGATTACTCAGAGAATTATTAAACTGTAATTAACAAAAAAAAGCCCCCGGAGAAGTCCGGGGGCAAAATTAACAAAATTATCATGAATTACCTAAAGAAAAATATACTAAATCCTCAGAGTTACGAGGAAAACCGCGAGAAGTGTGTAAATTACCGTCTGGGCGCGATCAGCACCGCTTTCGATGAGCTTGACGGCATCCTGAACGATTCGGCACTGGTCCGCGACTACATGGAATGCGCCGAACCGGATTTCAACGCAAAGAAAGAGGCTACACAGCTGCTGCGTGCCGCCGATGCATTCAAGCCCGAAGAGGCGCGCCGTCTCGCGGGCGCGTTCCGCGACATCGCCCGCCGCCTGAGCGGTCTTGCCGGAGAGATAGAAGCAGCTGCCGATATAGACTGATAAAAACAAGAGCATGGAGACAAGAAATGAAAAACATGACGATGGCTCATGGATGATAACGGAACCGCACTTTGTTTCAGAGGGCGAGCAGGCACGCCGGGAGCTTATGAGTCACCGTTCCGGCGCGATCACAAACGCCTTCGATGAACTTAACGGCATCATCAACAAATCCGCGTTGACGCGTGATTATTTCCAGAAGTCGCAGGCATGGTTCTCGCAGAGGCTTCACAACTCCCACGTCTGCCGTTCCGATGTGTCGTTCAAGCCCGAAGAGGCGCGCCGTCTCGCTGGCGCGTTCCGCGACATCGCCCGCCGCCTGAGCGGTCTCGCCACAGAGATAGAAGCAGTAGCCGATATAGACTGACATGCAATGTTAATGTTTGTTAATTAATTCATTCATTGGTTAATTAATTTTGTTATTACAAATAATAGCATTATTTTTGTGCAACAAGCTTTAAGAATATGAAATATAAGGAACTGCACAGAATATTGAAAAAAGGCGGATGTATTCAGTTACCCAAACAGACTGCTGGGCATCCTACCTGGTACAGTCCTACAACCGGAATGGAGTTCACCACATCAAACCATGGAACAAAAGAAGTGGCACGCGGAACGCTCAACAGCATACGAAAGATGTCCGGACTCGATTTTTAATCATTCTTTAAAAGCAACGCATAAAAACAAATACGCAGATGAAAAAGGTAAAGGTATATATCGAACGCTCAGAAGACGGCTGTTTCTACGCTTATGCGGCAAATCCCATGATTCTTCCCTACGGACTCACAGGGGAAGGCGATTCAGTCGAACAGGCAAAAACAGACTGGCTAAATGTCTACGAGGCTACGCGAGCGCGTTATGAGGAAGAGGGGAAAACATTCACGGAGGCGGAGTTTACATTCTGCTATGATGTGCCATCGTTTTTGCGATATTATGCCGGCAAATTGACATTCGCCGGGTTGTCGAGGATAACGGGAATATCTGCCGCACAGCTGTCTCAGTATGCGAACGGCTACCGCAATCCCTCCCCGAAGACAACAGAGAAAATCCAGAACAGTCTCCACGCTTTCGGGGATGAGGTTCGGGCAATCACTCTTATCTGAAAACTTTTATTTACTTTTTTAAATCCACCGACAAGGCGCGGTCTCCGTAACGGAGCCGCGCCTTTCACTTTGCGCCGGACGGATCACGTTCCGGGCAGCAGCGGCGGGATGAGCATCGCCGCCTCCTGCTTCTTCTTGTCCATCATTTTCGCGTAGATCTGGGTCGTGTGGATTTCCTTGTGTCCGAGAAGCTTCTGGACCGTGTAGATGTCCGCTCCGAGATCAAGCATCATCACGGCGAAGGTGTGCCGCCCGCTGTGAAAGGTGATGTCTTTCGTTATCCCGGCACGGACCGCCCACCGCTTCAGCTCCATCAGGTAATATGAAGAATAGGAGAAGCAGGGAAACACCCTGTCTTCCGGTTTGCCGCGTTCCCCCATGAAGGCTACCGCCTGAGGGTTGATGTCGATGTATTCCTGCCCGCCGGTCTTTTTCTGCCTGAAGACGATCCGTGTGAACTCCCCCTGCTGCCGGACCTCGCTCCATGTCATCTTCTGGATGTCGCTTTTGCGCAGTCCCGTGAGGCAGGAGAAGAGGAAAGCGTTGCGGAGCGCCGGGTACTTGCATTCCGCCCTGACCATCGCACGCACCTCGTCGAGCGTGAGGTAGACCCGCTCCCGCTCCTCCGGCTTGAAGCCCACGATGCCACGCAGAGGATTCCGGGGGATGATGCCGTCTTCAAATGCCTGGTTTATGCAAGCCCGGAATTTGTTGAAGTATGACATCTTGCTGCCGTTCGACAGCGTTTTGTGGACTTCCGTGGTGCGGGCTTTCTTCCTCTTGTCCTGCACACGCGCGGTCTTGTCGAGGTAATCCCTGAAGCCCCGCACGAACGCGGGGGTCACATCGCGGAAGGTCATGTCGGGGCGGCAGTATCTCTCAAGATGCCTGAGCGCGCCGCGCCAGTTGCCCCAGTTCCCCCGGCTGGCGGGGTTCTGCCCCCGCTTCTCGCACATCATGCGGCAATAGTCGAGGAAGTTTGTATCGAGCTTATATCCGTCATCGAAGCCGAAGCGTCCGTTCTGAAACTCGACCACTCTCTGAGCCCGGACAGCGTCCGCGAGTCTGAGGGTATCCTTGTTCTTCTCCTTGTCGGCTCGTGTCTTCTCCGGCACGAGGTAAAGGTTAAGGTATTCGTAGCTCCGCTTGCCATTATGGTAAATATCGAGATACAGCGAAGTGTTTCCGGTCTTGAGGATGCGCTTGCGCAGCCGTATTGGCTCTTTAGATTTATCCATATTCTCGCGATTGTTTTTTTGTTGCTCGTGTTGTTCATTTTTCCTTTGAGCAACAAAATAACAACAAATAATACGGAAATACAAATATAACCTACCGAAAAAGCATTTTTTCTCTATCTACCCTATTACGTTGATTCTCTTTTACTTTTTTTCGTTTCGTTTTGGGATTATTTCCGATTCTTTTCTTTGTTGCTCTTCGCGCTTTACTTTCCAATGCAAAAAATAAAATATTTCAGTTTATCTATTGTTAATCAATGCATTGTATGTTTTACAGGGTTATGCAA